CCCGCTTCGGCTTCGCGCAGGAAGCCAATGATCTGTTCTTCGGAAAAGCGCTTCTTCACGTCCAATCTCCTCGGGGTAGGGAATTGGACTCCAAACTGCGGTGCTACTCAAAATCGGGGGGACGTCGCGATTACCCCAAATCACCCCAAAAGGTAATCCCGAATATTCCATTGTAATCAATCGCTTAGACCTGGTTCTAAGCCCCGGATTACCGATTACCCGGTTCCGATGGTCATTTGCCGAAACGCATCAAGAGGCCTAGCCACGGAACGAAGCCACGCCCCGACCGCAGAGCACCCCAGGCGCGCAGGGATCTGCAGGGAAGAAAGGCCCCCTTGGATCCCACGGATCGGTAGCAGCAGCGCGGCCTAGTCATGCCCTGCGGGGGTGCAGCGAAAGCCATGCGTGAAGACCGCAGGCGTGGCGGGGCGACGATTGCGCGCGCCAGGGCCAGCGCTGTCCGTGGGCGTCGGGGTTTTCCTACTGCGTCGGTCGTTGAAGACGGGCAACATAGGAGGCCGCATCCGGTTCCAACAGGGGCTACGACATGCCCAACATCCGCCGCCGGCCCCGCCTCCATCACGGGCGGTCAAGCGCAGAGGTGGGCATCTGATGGAGAGGCAGCGAAGCGACTCACTTGTGGGAACCTGTCCGACGCATGCTGGATTGTTGAGAGAAAGCACCTATGAACGAAGCAAAAGAAGCCCGCGCAACACATGACAACGCACCTCAGAAAGGCGCGTTCTACATCCTCAGGTCCGATATCGGGGGGGGCGGTCGCGGCCCTGGTTTGAAGCTAGAGAACCCAGATGCGGTGCCATTTTCCATTGCTGACAGCCTGCCGGGGGAGGACGCGGGACTAGCCGCATTGAAGGAGACCCCGCGCCTGCGCTACGACAGCCGCATTGGTGATATGCCCGATGATCTTGAGAGTGGTTTGACGGACTACTGGCTGGTCTCCGAGCCGCTGAAGCAGGTCCTTGAAGCTGCTGACCCAGAAGGCTTTGCCTTCGCGCTCTGTGACTTCCGACTGGAAGACGGTACGCCCGCAGCACCGCACTATCTTTGCGAGGTGGTGCGGATTATCGACGCCATCGACGAGGAAGCATCTACCGTCAAGGTGCTGACCGGATATCCAAATGGCAAGTACTACAGCCTTGTGGGGGGGGGCAAGTTGGCTTTCAACAAAGATGTGGTCGGGGCAGCGCATGTGTTCCGAACACCTTATACGGCAGATGCCTTCTGCGATCGATTCTTGCGCGACACCCTGATTTCCCATGGATTCGGCGAATCACCCAAGAAGCGTGGGGTTCGGCTAATCGACGCTGCAAATTACGGATAGAGATTTCTCTGCATGGATTTTGGAGTAAAAGCAGATGCCCTCCGGTAACGTCATCCTTCAAAGTCACCACGTCATTGAAAATAGTACTTTTCTCAGAAGTCGGCTTCTTAATAAATTGGTCGAGCATGGATTGATCGACAAAGATGTATCGACAAATCGCCTGTATCTTCCGGTAGACGGCAAGCTGGCTGACGAAGTCGAAACTTCGCCACACCGAGGACGCACCCGCAGGTCATATACGGATGCAATCGTTGATCATCTTGACAATCTCAGCAAATCCCAAAACGGCCGCGCTGCCATACGCAACGACGCTGCTGCATTGAAGCTCTTCGCCGCGCAAGTCCACGACCTGCAAGACACCCTCAAAGTCGCCCTGAGCAATGGGGACATGTTCGCAACGACCCCGGATCGCTTGACCAAGGCCGAGACCAACGCGCAGAACCGCAGGACGCTCTCCGAGTACGAGCAATACCGCACGACCCATGCCGACCAGCTCAAGACGCTGCGCTCAATGAGCAATGTCGAATCCGAATGGTTCGCCATCACCCGCACCGAGCAGCGGATCGCAACGGTGATCGACGCAGCTCGCACGACCGGCCAAAATCTGGTCGCTGTCCCTGATGAACGCGATGCTGTCATCCGCGAGATCGCCGGCCGCGAGGAATTTCGCATGGCCATCGCGCATGCCGAAGATGCCGGGCGCGTGACGTTATCCGAGTCCAACGCGACCTTGGTGCAGCAGGTACTGGATGACACGCCGACAACCATCGGCGGTACTGCACGCAGCATTCGCCAAGGCGCGGGCGCCGCACCGGTGTACACACCGCTCTCGCAACGCGGCTTCACGACAGCCGAGCTACTCGCAGGCGACCTATCTGCAGGCCAGGCATTTCGTACTGCCGGCCTGCTCGCCACCGCTGCCGACACGGTGAGGACCGGCCAACGCGCCACGCAGCTGCTCGGCCAGGACAACCCGCTGGCCGCCCAATCGGAGCTGGCGCATTTTGCCGGGCGTAACGTCGGTGGCTGGGCCGGCGGCAGTGCGGCGGCCTATGCACTGGGTAGCTCCGGTGCGGGACCGATGGTGCTGATCGCTGCCGATGCCTACGTGATGACCAAGGCCGGCGAAAAAGCGGCCGAGCTGCTCGACAATCGCGCCATCTACAACCAGACCGACCATGACGGGGTGCACTGGTCATTCAACGGAACGGCATGGTCGCGCGATGGCAAGGCCGACACCACCAACGACGGGACGTACAACCCAACCGCGACGCCCATCGTCGCCAGTTACGAGAAAGCCCGCGAACTCAATTACCAGGCCACCAATGCCGCTGCGGCATTGGCGCTGAGGGATGCGCCCGCTCCACAGGATCCGTATCGCCAGCCAGCCAGTGCCACTGACCGCCCCAGCCTGAGCACTGCCGACTGGCAGCGCGATGCGTCGGACGGCCAGTGGCATCGGCTGGTCAAGACCGAGATCACCGGCGCCAACGATCGCGGCAGCTATGTGCAGGACACCGCCACGCCAGCACGCGCGGCGGAACTGGACGCACAAGCTCAGGAAGTCATCGCCCGCAACATCGCCAACAGCCCCGGCGCCATTGCCGCGCGCTACGAACTCGCTTACCACCGCAGCGGCTGGGCCGCCGATGGCCTGCCGATGTCGCCGGCCGTGCAGCAGGCGCTGCCGGATCCGGATGCGTTGACTGCCTCGAACGGCCAGCGCTACTACCGCGACATCGAAGGTCAGTGGACCGGCCACGGTGCCCCGCCAGACGCCAATCGCGTGCTGGAACTGGAGACCACGCGCGCACTGCTGCAGCCGGCGCTGGCCGAGCAGGCCCAGATGATCGCCGCCATCCAGCAGGCGCCGCCGTCGCCTCAGGATCAGCAACGCGAGGAAACGCTCTACCGCTATCGCATCCTTGGCACCGAATTGAAGCCGGAGTGGCGCGAGGCGATCGAACTGGCGACGCAGCGCACGCGCGCAGCAGAGGGACTGGTTGGCGATGGTGCGATGCAGTTGCAGCGCGGCCCAGGCGGCACGTTTGGCGCGGACAGTCCCATCGCCCATCTCCAGCGTGGTGCCGATGGCGTGGAGCGCATTGCCGCAGTCACCAGCACCGAGGACATCCGGCAGGCGCTGCAGGAGGTACAGGCGCGGCAGCAGCCCGCCTCACCGGCACCGCAACTGGCCTCCATGTCACGCGCATCCGATGGATCGGCAGAGAGCGACACGTCTAGCTCCAACGCATCCGCCAAACCGCAGCTGGTGATGGATATGCAGGTGCGTATGCAGGCAGCCAGCGCCGCACAGGCACGTCAAGAACGCGATCAGCAGGAACGCCAAGCGCAAGACCAGCAGCAAGCGCAGGCGCGCGCACACGCGCTGCAGGAGCAGACAGCCCATGCGGATCGGGCGAACGCCGCTGCGGCGATGCAGGCGCATGCTGCGTTGGAGCTTGGTCGGCAGGCGTTGCAGCACGAGGAGCAGCAAGAGCGACAGGTGTTGGACGCCCAGCGCGAGCAATCGCAGCGCCAGGCACACGACACCCAGCAGCAAGAACAGGCGCAGCAGCAAGCCCAGCAGACGCAGCAGCGGGAGCAGGAAACACGTCAAGCCCAGGATGCCGAGCAGCACCAGGCAGAACGCAGTCAGGCACAGGAAACGAGGCATCAAGCGCAGCCGCCGCTCCACGCCCAAGAAGCGCTACAGCGTGAGCAGGAGCCGCTACCGGGAACCGCGTCACGCGAGCCGCCGCAGCTCCATGCACAAAGCACACAGCAACACGCCCCCGAACATCGGCCCAGCCAGGACAGTGTCGCCCAGCATGCCCCGGAGCCACACGCGGAACGTGCGCAATCCCCTGCGTTCGACAGAGCGGAGCAGCAAACGCAGAACCAGCACGCGCAAGAGTCGCGCGCCGACGATACCCAGCACGTGACAGTGCAAAGCGCTGCGATCACGCCCGCCGCGCCGGAAGACCCACAGCACGCTGCGGATCTGCAAGCAACGCGCCACCCGCCCACGTCGAAGGTGGAGCAGCAGCTCGACGCGTTGGGACACGCGCATACGGTGCAAGTGCCAAACCTGCCGCCCGAGCAATCGCTGGCTGCGCAGCGTGGCGGGCACCCAGCGGAAGCACTGCAGCACTCGACGCCGCCGGAGAGCGATACCGCTGCCGCATTGCCAGTGCCCCCTCACCTCACGCACGCGGCGGCGTCCTCGCTGGCGGCGCCGACCATAGACCGCTCCACCGGCACGCCCGAGGACGACGCCGATGCGCACCAGTCGCCCTCCGTGGCGCAATCGCAAGAGCAGGCGCCGTCTGCCGCAGCTGTGCCGGACCCTGACTCGTGGGCAGAAATTGCGCGATCCATGCGCGAGATGCGCATCCGACTCGAGCAGGAGCTGGAAACGGAAGATCGCATTGCGCAAGCCCGGCAAGCACGCGTCGAGCGTGGCCAACAGCCGTATACGGATCTGGAACTGCGTGAAGGCTACGACCCGGACGGCCCTTCCGCGCTGCGAAAGCCACCCTCCAGGGTCGAAGACGCTGCACAGGGACGCCAGGCCGGCGCGCACTCTGCTGGCGAGCAAGATGACGATCGTCCGCAACCTATCCGCAAGACCATTACCGGCGATCCAGATGTGGATGATCTGCTCTACGCGATCGACAGCAAGAATGATCTGGCCATCGAGCAGGCATTGAAGCGGGTCGCCAACAGTGCGCACAGCGCTGCCCTCGCGGAGCAAGGCCATGCGCATCTGGACGCCCAGGCGTTGCAGCAGGCAGAGGAACAAGCGGCCGCGCAACAGGCCTTGGGACTGGCCGTCCCGGCCGAGGCACAAACCAGTCGAGGCCCTGTGATGGTGATGACGCTGCCCCAGTTCGCGCACGGGCCTGCAGGCGGCCCGCCAGGTGGAGCTCCTGGTGGAGATGGGGGCGGTGGCGGTGGAGGCGGTGGAGGCGGCGGCGGTGGTTAACGCAGCCCGTGCGGCAAGTTGAATTCTCAAGAGGCGACCATGGATATGCAGAACACCTCACCGATGCGACACAGCGACGATGCGCAAGACGCAATGCGGGACTCGATCCAGGCGATGGCGGCACTGATCGGTCAGCTGCAGCGGCGAGAGCAGGCCCTGGAAGATCTGGTGCGCCAGCAACTGCAGCTGCTGCACCAAGCGGCCAACCGCGCCGACCAACGCGTCAATCAGGTCGTGCAGGATGCACTGCCCCGGCTGACGCAATTGAGCAACCAGGCGTTGACGCAATCGCTGGAACCGGCAGTCACACGGTTCAACAAGAAGATGGTCGATGCAGACCAGAAGCTTGAGCATGCAACCCATCGTTATGCGCAAGCACAGCAATCCCTAGAAGCGATGGTCACGCGTCGCATGTGGATCGGCCTGAGCGTGATCGTCATCGGGGCGCTTCTGTGCGTGGGTGTCGCCGCCTACGCGATCAAGGCCGCACAGTCCGGGTTAGCCGAAGCCGCACAGCGTCGTGCCGAGATAGCGTATCTGGATCGCGTCGCCCGCGCCGACCTGGTGCAGTGCGGCGCAGACAGGCTCTGCGCCGTTTTCGAGAAGAAGGCGAAGCGTTACGGCGATCAGGGGCAATATCGCGTGATCGCATTGCGTCCATCTTCTACGCGGTAAAGACAGAGCCGCCACCAGCAGGGCGGCTCATGCCGGGGCGTTACAACACCGTCAGTCGATCCCGTGTCACGGCAGCGTACTGGTCGGTCATTTCGATGCCGACCGCCTCGAAGCCCTCCAGTTGCGCAGCGACCAGCGTAGTACCAGATCCTGCGAACGGGTCGAGCACGCGCCCGCCAGCCTCACAGATACGCACCAGCTGCCGCATCAATTCGGTGGGCTTGCCGGTCAGGTGATGCTTGTCCGCCCTGCGCACCGACTCACGGATCACGCCCGGCAGCACAGGCGCCCGGCGATCCAGCGGCATGTTGCCCTTGCTGCCCCAGACGATGTATTCGGCCTGGTTGCGGAAGCGGCCCAGCTGCGGCCGCACGCCTTCGGTCTTGTCCCAGACAGTGATGCCGCGCCAGGTGAAGCCGGCGATCTGCAGCGCGTCGGTGGTCAGCGGCAGCTGACGCCAGTCGGTGAACAGCAGCACCGGGGCGCCGTCCTTGAGCACGCGCGCGCACTCGGACAACCACAGGTGCATCCACTTCAGGTGCGAGCGTTGGTCGCGCTCGTCACCAACGAAGTCGGCATGTAGTTGCGCGCCACCGCCTTGGACGTATTTTGCCGAGGGAGGCTTAGCCCGCGCGGCAGCGTGCAGCCCGCCACTGGCATACGGCGGATCAGTGATCAACGCGTCGAACGAATTGGCTTCGAGCGTGGGCAGGATGGTCAGGGCGTCGCCCTGCAGGAGCTGATTTTTCATGATGAGAGCCTTCTTGGATTCGCTCGCGGCGATCGGAGGTGAGGCTCTCGGCCTTCAGGTGATTGAGCGTGCCGCAACGCGGGCACTTGATCTGGATTTCATCGAAGGCGCCGGCCTTGCATAACAAGCGGGCGCATTCGCCACAACGGAGGTTCTTGAGCATTGCGTGGTCTTGCGGTGGGAAAGGATTACGCGGCCGCTGGCGGCGCGTAGGGGGTGAAGGCGATGACCTCATCGCCCACCCAGTCGTTGATCTTCAACATGCGCGCCTGCAGCGGCTCCAGCTCGTTGGCGGCCCACACGGCAGCGGCCTCACGGATCGAGCCAAAACCGCCGGCGTTCTGCGGCACGATTCCCATGAGCTGCGGTGGGATCCGCAGCGCAGCCAGCATGTCGTCGCGGGTGATGCCCTTGATGCCGCTGAACTCGTCCTTGGCCGCCACCTCGCTGACCGGGATCAGCTTCAGCCCGTCCTTGTTGCCGCCCGGCGAGTACAGGAACAGGTTGCGGAAGTTGCCCGGCCCCTTGGCACCCTTCATGGCGTTGCGCAGCGCATCGACGTCTTCCTGGCTCTGCTGCGGGTCGGTCAGGTACAGGATGAAACCGGCGTGCGAGCCATTGTTGTAGTACTTGCGGCGGAACAGCGTGGCCGACTCGTTGAGCAGCGCCGATTGCATCGCCGACATCCACTCAGGCAGACCGTAGAGTTCTTGATCGACATCGGCTTCGCGCAGCTGGAACACGCTACCCGGCTCGAACACATGTTCGTCGTGCCAGGTGCGCACTTGGAAGTACTCGCCCTCGGTGATGCCGCGCCGCATGTACTTGGACAGCGGTGCAGTCAGCGACAGCGCACCGCCCATGCGGTTGCGGCGGCGCTCGAGGTAGCCGTTGCCCAAAGTGATCCAGTCCAGCGACAGCTGCTCGAAGGCCTCACGCGTCAGCAGCCGATGCGGCTTGAAGGTGCGCGCCAGCATGTTGCGCTTGAAGATCAGCCCTGACTGCAGGAACGGATTGCTGCGGGTGGTCTTGGACAGGCCGTCCAGCGCCACAGGCGGTTCGTACCAGCGCCCGTTCTGCCAGCACTCCAGATAGTCCAGCACGCCGCGCCCATCGAGCACCGGCGTCGGGTCGCCAAAGGTGAAGGCCTCGGCACGCGTGGACGCTGCAGGCGCGGTGGCGGGCAGCTGATCGGTCAACATCAAGAGATCTCCATGAAGCCGGAATTGCGCGCGGTGCGCCCTTCCAGCGGTTCGTTCTGCAGCGCGTGGAACAGTGCCCACGCAAGGTCCGCGTGGCCGGTCTCTTCGGAGCGGCCAGCGGTGAAGGTGGATTGCCGGCCGCTGGCCGTCATCGTCGTGCGGATGGCCATCAACGACTGCGCCACGTCGGTCCAGCCGGCGTCGAACTCCAGCCGGCCGTTGTGGATTACGTCGAACGCCTTGAGCACCAGGCGGGTCTTGACCTCGGGCGAGTAGCTGAAGGTGACCAGATTCGGGAAGAACTGCTTCACCAGCTGCGCCACGCCGCTGCCCATGCCCGTGGTGTCGATGCCGATGTAGGTCACCCAGTACCGGCGCGTGATGCGCTCGATCTCGGCCGCCTGCTTGGCAAAGTCCATGCCCCGGAACTGGATGCGCTCGAGCAGCCGGAACTTGCCGCCGGGCTGCTGCGGTGGCGCCAGCACGACCAGGCCGGCGGTGTCGCCGGTCTCGGCCGGGTCGTAGCCGATCCACACCGCGCGATCGCCGTAGGGGCGCGCCGCAAACGGTTTGTAGTCCTGGCCCCACTCGACCCAGCTGTCGACCATGCACGGTTGCAGCATCGCCAGCGGGAAAGATGCTAGCGCCGTCGTCAACGAAGTCGCACATCAACAGGTTGGCGAACGCGTCCGGGCTGTATTCCTCGCGCAGCTCGTCGATGTCGAACAGGTCGCAGCCACGGCGATGGGCGTCGAGGATGTTGACGATCTGCCGCCATGCACGGTCCTGGCAGCGGCGCCCGCCGGCCAGCGCGTCATGCGAAACATCGATCTGGATCCGCTGCGCGGCCGGCTTGCCCTTGTTGCGGCGCTCGCCGGTCCAGAACGTGTAGGCCTCGTGCGCCATGCTCGATGGCGTGCTGAAGTAGGTCTTGCGCCACTTCTTGTGCATCGCCATGCCGCTGGCGACCTTGTTTAACTCGTTGAACCCGTAGGTCCAGAAGAATTCGTCGAAGTAGAAATTGCCGTGGTAGCCCTGTGCGGTGCGCGCATTGGTGCCCAGGAAGAACAGCTCGGCGCCGTTGGGAAACACGATGGTGTCGCCGCCGGACAGCGTCTCATCGATCGTCTCGCGCACGAACTGCTGCATGTAGCCACGGAACAGGTGCGCCTGCGCCTTGGAGGCACTGAGGAAGATCTGATTACGCCCGGTGGTGAGCGCGTCAATCAGCGCCTCGCGGGCAAAGTAGTACGTCGCGCCGATCTGGCGCGACTTCAGGATGATGCGGGTGCGCTCGTTGCCTGCCCGGTACCAGTCGCGCTGATAGTCGAAGCAGCCGTCGACGAACGCGGTGGTCAGCTGCTCGATCTGTTCCTCAGTGAAGTCGTTGCGCTTGGGTTTCTTCTTCGGTGCGGCATTGCGATTGGCGACAGCCGGATTCAAGTCGGCTTCATTGCCGCCGCCCTGGTAGCGCTGGATGCGCGCCTGGCGCTCCAGCTGCCGATGCAGTAGATCGATTTCCTTGAAGTCGCCGCCTGACTTTTCCGGCTTCATGATCAACACAACCAGCCGCGCTTCGAGCGCGCCACCGATGCGCTCAACGTTATCTGCGCGATCCCACTCGTCACGCGACTTCCAGCTGTGTACAGTCTTCTCGTTCTCGCCGATGGCCTGCGCAATTTCCGTCACGCGCCATCCCATCCAGTACAGGAACTTGGCCTGTCTGCGGGTGTCCATCGGGAGCTGGGTGGCAACGCTTTGCATGCCACCAGAGTGAAGCGCTCCTTCTAATCTCGACAGCGCATAGACACGTAATCGCAGCGTTTACACGGCGCTTGCGTTGCTGCGCCATGCGCTGCGTTTGACCATGGGTTATCGCAAACGCATCCAGCGCAGAGGACACCCATGTCGGGCAAGACCAAGAAGTTCCGTTCCAACTGGTTCCGCGTGGCCGTCGAAGGCGCCACCACCGATGGCCGCACGATTCAGCGCAGCTGGATTGACGACATGGCCGCCACCTACAACCGCGAAACCTACAACGCCCGCATCTGGATCGAGCACATGCGCAGCCTGCTACCGGACTCGCCGTTCCGTGCGTATGGCGATGTCACCGCAGTGAAAGCCGAAGAGGTGGAGATCGACGGCAGCAAGCGTCTGGCGCTGTTTGCACAGATCGAGCCGACCGCCGACCTGATCACCATCAACAAGTCCAAGCAGAAGCTCTACACCAGCATCGAGGTGCAGGAGAAGTTCGCCAACACCGGCAAGGCGTATCTGGTTGGCCTGGCCGTCACCGATTCGCCGGCCAGCCTGGGCACCTCCATGCTCAGCTTCGCCAGCCAGAATCCGGACGCCAATCCGCTGGCCGATCGCAAGCAGTCACCGGGCAACCTGTTCACCGTTGCCGAAGAAACCGCGCTGGAATTTAGCGAAGTCAGCGAAGGACCGGTCGCCAACCTGCTCAGCCGGATCCGCACCGCGCTCAAGAGCGAGGACGCCACCAGCATCACCGCCGAGCAGTTCGCAGACCTCGGCCAGGGCGTCGAAGAAATCGCCGAGCACGTGCGCGGCCAGGACGAGCGCTTCACCCGCCTGCAGGCCGAGCACGCCGAACAGAAGACCAAGCATGAGCAGCTGGCAAACGACCTGGCGCAGCTGCGCGAGTCGCTGTCGCAGCAGGCCGACCCCGCACAGCCCGCACGCCCGGTGGTCACCGGCAGCGGCGCGGCCGTGCTGACCGACTGCTGATCCCACATCCCACACACGCCGCAGCGCCACATCCTTCGGAGCCACCATGCAAAACGCCACCCGCCTGCAGTTCAACCAGTTCGCCGAGCAGATCGCCAAGCTCAACGGCATTACCTCCGCGTTCCACTCGTTCGCTGTCGATCCGACCGTGCAGCAGAAGCTGGAAACGCGCATGCAGGAGTCGAGCGAGTTCCTGTCCAAGATCAACATCATCCCGGTGGACGAGTTGTCCGGCCAGAAGGTGGGTATCGGCGTCACCGGTAGCATCGCCAGCCGCACCGACACCGGCGCTGGCAAGACGCGCACCCCGCGCAACATGGCCGCGCTCGACAAGAACGAGTACGTCGCCAAGAAGACCGACTTCGACACCGCCATCCCGTATGCGCTGCTCGATACTTGGGCCAAGTTCCCGGACTTCCAGGCGCGCCTGCGCGATGCCATCGTCAAGCGCCAGGCACTGGATCGCCTGCAGATCGGGTTCAACGGCACGCATGCGGCCGCCGATACCGATCGCGCCGCGTTCCCGCTGCTGGAAGACGTCAACGTCGGCTGGCTGCAGCAGTACCGTACCAACGCTGCGCAGCGCGTGTTGGCCAGCGGCAAGGCCGCCGGCAAGGTGGTCATCGGTGGCGCAGCTGCCGGCGCTGACTACGGCAACCTCGATGCGCTGGTCTTCGACGTGGTGAGCAACCTGCTCGACCCCTGGCACCGCAAAGACCCGAGCCTGGTCGTGGTGCTGGGCCGCGACCTGATGCACGACAAGTATTTCCCGATGGTCAACAAGGAGCAGCCGGCCAGCGAGAAGATCGCCACCGACTTGATCTTGAGCCAGCGCCGCGTCGGCGGCCTGCAGGTGGCCGAGGTGCCGTACCTGCCGGACGGCGCGTTGATGGTCACCTCGCTTGCGAACCTGTCGATCTACTACCAGACCGGCGGCCGTCGCCGTTACATCCAGGAAGTGCCGGCGCGCGATCGCATCGAGAACTACGAGTCCTCCAACGATGCCTACGTGATCGAAGACTACGGCCTGGGCTGCGTGGTCGAGCACATTGAGATCGAGGCTTAAGCCATGGCCGACAGTCCCGCCAAGCGTCACCACAGCCGCGTGCTCGCCGAGTTGGAAGCGGCCCAGCGCGCACCGCACCAGCTGATGGCCGGTGCCACCGCCTACGAGCAGCACATGGCGCAGTTGCAAAGCGATCGCCTGCGCTTGAAGCAGATCCAGTCCACCCAAGGCAAGGCAGCGCTCAAGGTGCAGCTGCTGCCAACCTATGTGCCGTATCTGGCCGGCGTGCTGGCCGGCGGCCAGGGCGCGCAGGACGAGGTCGTCATGACGTGCATGGTGTGGCGCATTGATGCCGGCGACTATGCCGGCGCGCTGGAGCTGGGCGCGTATGTGCTCAAGCACGGCTTGCAGATGCCCGACCGCTTCTCTCGCACGGTCGGCTGTGTGCTGGCCGAGGAAGTCGCCGAGGCGGCGTTGTCCGCGCAGAAGACCGGCCAAGCGTTCGATGCGGCCGTGCTGGCCGATACCGCCACGCTGACCGCCGAACAGGACATGCCCGATGAGGTGCGCGCCAAGTTGCACCTGGCACTCGCCCGCGCATCGTTGGCAGCTATCACCGATGAGACGCCCGCCGACCAGGCGCAACCCATCGTGGCCGCCGCTGTGGCCGATCTGCAGCGCGCCATCGCACTGCACGGCAGCTGCGGCGGCAAGAAGGATCTGGAGCGTGCCGAGCGCCTCCTGAAGAAGTTCAGCGCTGAGCCTGCGGGCACCAGCGCATAACCGAGCGTCCCCGCAACCCTCGCCGGCTCGGGGCTGATCCACAGCACTCCATCGCTGCGGTGACGCCCCGACCACCGGCGATCTTTTCCGAGCCATCCATGAGCGGATTCACTGCCACCGGCACCACCGGCGCCACGCCTGATGCAATCGCCAACGCGCCGTTCTGGCCGGCGATTGCACCGGCCGATGTGCGGGCGAGCATGCGCCTGGATGGCACCGTCACCGATGCGCGTCTGCGCCACGCCATCGTCGCCGCCATGTTGGCGGTCAACGATGAGCTGCAGACCTGGGCGCAGACGCAACAGGCGGCTGGCTACGCGGCATTGAGCGATGTGCCCAGCACCACCGTCGATGGCGTCTCGCGGCGCGTGCAGCTGTACCTGCGCGCGGTGGCGTGTGCCACCGCCGTCGAGGTGGCAGAGCGCTACCGCAGCTTCGACGCCACCGACAGCGCGAACCAGCGCGCCGACGACCTGTCACCCAGCATCACCGAGCTACGCCGCGACCAACGCTGGGCCGTGCGCGATCTGCAGGACAAACCACGCAGCACGGTGGAGCTCATCTGATGCGCGTGCACGCCATGCAAGGCGACACCGTCGACCTGCTGTGCTGGCGCCACCTGGGCAGCACGGCCGGCCTGGTCGAGCGCACCTACCTTCTCAATCCCGGCCTGGCCGAACTGGGCGCCGTGCTTCCGCACGGCACGCCAGTGGAGTTGCCCGAGGTAACTACCACCACAGCGGCAATGACGCCGCTTGTGCAGCTATGGGACTGATCTGATGACCGAACCCACCTCCGTATCGAGCGGCTTTTTGATCGCCACCGGTGTGGGCCTCGCATCCGTGCTGCCTGGCATCGACGGCGACGCGCTGATCGGCGCCTTCGCGGGCGGCGCGCTGTTCGTGGTGTCTGCCGCCAAGCAGCCGCTGTTGGCGCGGTTGATCTACTTCCCGGTGAGCGTGATCGCCGGCTACCAGCTGGCGCCGGAAATCCTGCGCTGGTTGCCGATCAAGTCCAGTGGCGTGGCCGCCTTCGCCAGCGCGGCGTGTGCCATCACCGTCACGCTGGGCCTGATCGAAAAGAGCAAGTCCTTCGACTTTTCCTTCCTACGTCGTGGAGGTCCGCCCAGTGCATAGCCTGGTCACCGTCCTGACGTTGATGGCCTCGCTCGCCATCTGCGTCCGCCTGCTTACCTACCACCGCCCGGTCGATGCGCGCCATCGACGCGGCGCGGGCTGGTGCGCGTGGCTGCTGATCGCCAGCACCGGCGGCCAGGCGCTGCACATCCTGCTGGCAGGCGCCGGCTCGCAAGTCAGTCTCTGGCACCTGGGCACGTTGATCGTGCTGGCGGTGCTTACCTACCGCGCCCAGGGCAACGTGGCGCGCATCCTCAAGGTCGATTGATGTTCACCGATACCCAGCTCGCCTCGATCATGCAGTGCTCGGCCCAACGCGCACAGCGCTGGCACGGCCCACTGCTCGCTGCCGCCAACCGCTTTGGCATCACCACCAAGCGCCGCGCCGCACATTGGCTCGGCCAGGTCGGCCACGAAAGCCTGAGCCTGTCGCGCATGGAGGAAGGCCTGACTTACACCACCAGCGCCCGGCTGCTGGAAGTCTTCGGCGCACGCATCACGCCGGCACAAGCGCCCAAGTTCCTGCGCAATCCGGTCGGCCTGGCCAACTTCGTCTACGCAGATCGCCTGGGCAACGGTAACGAAGCCAGCGGCGATGGCTATCGCCACCGGGGCCGTAGCCCGATGCAGCACACCTTCCGGGGCAACTACCGCCGTATCGGTGAGCTGATCGGCCTGCCCGTCGAAGACCAGCCCGACCTGTTGCTGCAGATCGAACCGAGCGCCCTGGGTGCGGCCGCGTACTGGCACGACAACGGCCTCAACGCGCTGGCCGATGCGGGCGATGTGCTTGGCCTGGGCCGCAAGATCAACCTGGGCAACGTGCGTGCCAAGCGCTTGCCAGAGGGCCACAGCGATCGCGTCACGCGCACGCAGCGCGCCCTGCAGATCCTGGGCGTGTCCTGATGGTCACGCGCCTGATCATCCTGCTGGCGCTGATTGCAGTGCTCGTCGGTGGCTGCGTGTGGCAGGAGCGGCGCGTCAGCGCCGCGCAGACAGACCGCGATGCCGCGCTGCAGGCCAAGCGCCGGGCCGAGGCGGAACGCGACAGCGCCAAAGGCTCCACCACCGTCGTCACGCAGTACGTCGACCGCGTGCAGATCGTGCGCGAGGCCGGCGCCACCATCACCCGCGAGATCCCGATCTATGTCACCCAGAAAGCCGACGCTGATTGCACTATCCCTTCTGGCTTTGTGCGGCTGCACGATGCCGCCGCAACGGGCAACCCTACCGGGCCGCCCGCCGGAGATCCTGATGCGCCGGCCGCCGGCATTACGCTCTCTGCCGTCGCCGGTACCGTCGCCGACAACTACACCAGCTGCCACGCCACCGCCACGCAACTGAGTGCGCTGCAGGACTGGGTCGACCTCCATGCGCCTGAGCCGGCGCCATGATCAAACCCGCCAGCCTGCGCGCGCATCTGGTCGCGGCATTGCCGGACCTGGCGCGCGATGCCGACCGGCTGTTGGTGTTCATCGACGCCGGCAGCCTGGTCAGCACGTTCCAGCCCGGGCTGTCGTTCGAGTACCAGTACACGCTCAACCTGATCCTGACCGACTACGCCGGCCACCCCGACAGCGTGATGCTGCCGTTGCTGGAATGGGTGCAAGCCAGTCAATCCGAGCTGCTGTCCAATCCGGCGCGCCGGGGCGAGATTGCCTTCGAGGCCGACATCCTCGCCAACGATGCCGTGGATCTGTCGATCAAGTTGCCGCTGACCGAGCGCGTCGTCGTGACGGCGAAGGACGGCGGCGGCTACGACATGACCCATGCGCCTGAGCCGCAGATCGACCCGTCATGGATGACCTGACCGCACTGGAAGCCTGGGCCGCGCCGCTGCTGGCACGCCTGCAGGAGGGTGAGCGCCGCAAGCTCGCGCGCAAGATCGGCACCGCCCTGCGGCGATCGCAGAGCCAGCGCATCGGTCGACAACAGGCACCGGACGGGACACCCTACGCACCGCGCAAGGAGCCGCTGCGCGACAAATCCGGCAGAGTCAAACGCAAAAAGATGTTTGCCAAGCTGCGGCAAGCCAAGTTCCTCAAGGTCAGCGCCAGCCCCAATGAGGTGAGCGTGGGATTTATGGGGCGCGTGTCACGCATTGCACGCGTGCACCAAGAAGGCTCAAGCGAAAGCGTGCGGCCTAGAGGTCCAAGGGCACGTTACGAACGGCGCGTGCTGTTGGGGCTCACCGAGCCAGACCGGCACCTCATCCGAAACCAGCTCTTGAATCACCTACAATAATGTACGTCTAGTTCTTTCTATTTATATTTGAATAAATTCAATATTTGCCCAGGGCGCTGTTCTCGCTTGGACCAGCAACGAATATCTGATGAATGCAATTTTCATAGCTACATCCCTCCCGCCAACCGTGCACCTACCATTGGGGCAACGGCCAACAACAATTACGTCAATTGTATTGGCAGTACAAGAATGCTTACCTGGCGTAGAAATACAGCGCATGCGATAGCGCCTCCCACAAGAAGCACCGTTATCCCATAGACCCTCCGAAACTGTCACGACCAAGTAGTTTCGGCTGCTGACTGTATCTTCAGATATATTGCAACCCTGAACAAAGTCAGCAGGACGAGAAGCGTTATTTCCATAAAAACTAATGGAGCCAATGTCTGCAAATGCGGCCGAAGAAATGAGCAGACCTACTGCCAAGACGCTAGCTCCAAGCGTATTTTTGTGTTTCATAAGTACTCCCATGCGGACATAAACTGTCTCAGGTCGCGCATTTCAGCCACATCAAATATGCGAAGATCTGTTGCGGTAATCCCCCCGCCCATTAGCAGACGCCAGAAGTGGAATTTTCTCGTCCCCTTTCCCGAGGAGGTTCCATGAAGAAGTCCCGCTTTACCGACAGCCAGATCATCGCCGTGCTCAAGCAGGCCCAGGCCGGTGCGCCCGTGCCGGAGCTGTGCCGCGAGCACGGCATCAGCTCGGCCACGTTCTACAAGTGGCGCAGCAAGTTCGGCGGCATGGACGTGTCCATGGTCGCGCGCATGAAGGAGCTGGAGGAGGAGAACCGCCGGCTCAAGAAGATGTACGCCGAGGCGCAGCTCAGTACCGACCTGCTGAAGGAAGCGCTCGCAAAAAAATGGTGAGGCCATCTCAGCGACGCGAGATGGCCCAATCGGCGGTCACGAGCGGGCGCACGAACATCCGCCACGCCTGCCAGGCCTTCGCGGTGAGCCAGACCTGCTTCCGCTACCAGGCCAAGGCCAGCGAGCAGAACGCCCGGATCGCCGACTGGCTGATCCGGTTGACGACCGCCCATCGCGACTGGGGCTTTGGCCTGTGCACCCGTACCTGCGCAACGTGAAGGGCTTTGGCTGGAAGCACAAGCGGGTCTACCGGATCAACCGCGAGCTGGAGTTGAGCCTGCGGAT